GTTCACTGCCTTTGCTGCGGTTGCATTCGCGGCAGGCTGGCACAAGGTTATTCACGACGGTGTTGCCGCCCTTGTGTCGTGGCTTGACATGATCCAAGGTGTCGGCAGTGGCATCGCAATAGGCGCAACAGTGTTGCCATGCTTCAAAGATCTGCTGCCTGAATCGTTGCTTTGCGGAGCGCTTGGGGACGAGGGATGTGCCATCAATCTGATGATCCACGCAACTCCGGGATTGGTAGGACGTTGACCGAGAGGCCCAGGATGTGATCGTTAGATGGAGCCAATTCTGTTAGGCGAGAAACGAAATCATCGCTAACAGTTTCGGGATCGTCGTCTTCGCTTTCGACGACGATGGTGTACTCGATCTCTAGGACGTACTGCCTCATACGGTAGGAGTGCAGGTGATTTCAACGCCTCCGCGATGGCGCGGGCGCAGTGTAAGCCAGATTCCGCCGAGTGACTTCGGCATCACGATCCGTTCCACTGCCCAGCCGCCGGTTCCTCCAAACTCCTGCTTGTAGGTGCCGCACTGGACGTGCCAGCGCTGCTCTACCCAGGCGCGGCCGTTTTGATCGACGCGATAACAGGAATGTGCGACGACACTGCGCTCATGGTTGTGGCCATTGACCAAGACATCAGCGTCTGGAGCGATTGAGGCATAACGGCCACCGCCCATGGTGCCTTTGGTGATGATGCCGCCCCAGGCGCCGTGATGGAAGAACAACATGCAGCGCCTGGTCTTGCTGTTGCCGTCCTGCGTAAAGCTGAACCTGATCCAGCCTTGATAGCCCATGTGCTCGATGTTGCTGCCGTTGTTGCGCATCAATCGCACAACATTTTCTAAGGGGTCTATCTCCTGGTTGTTGCTTACGGCAGTTTCATGATTGCCATCGCCTGCCATGAGGATGATGTCTTGCCATGGCTTGAAGAACTCAGCCGCCTCACTAAATACAAGGTCGAAGTAGTTGCCGCCTAAATGTTCGGGACGGATGTCGCCCTTGCTTGCTCGGCGGTCCTTTTTGCCTTGCATCAGGCAAAGCACATCTCCGAACATCAGGACGTGGCCATTCTGCGCGCGGCACTCGTCGAGATGCTTGGCCAGCAGCTTGCGGTCACACTTTGGGTTGTCTAAGTGAATGTCACTTAGCAGCAGGAATGTAGCTGTTTCGGTGAAACCTGCGTAAGGAATGCGCAGCTCTAGAAGCTCTGGCGTCTTGCGAATAGAGGTGATGTCCACAAGACGGGGCTCCGTGTGTACTTAGCCTAAGGGGCGTGGCTTACAAGCATCGCCCAGCCGGTACCGGGGCCATCCACCTCCCAGCGGCGCAGCCAATTCTTGCGGCTGTAGGCAATGCCTGCACCTTTGCTGTGGTTGACGTAGCCGCCGTTCACCATGTCGGCCTCGCCGTTCGGATCATTGTGGACGTAGGCACCGCTGGTAGAGCCGATGATCACGGACCAGTGGCCGCCTCCGGTTGGTGCGCCGACAGGCCCTTTATGAAGCCAGCCCACCATCACGGGGCGCCCGGCTTCGAGCTCGGTCTCGATCACGGCAGGGTTGCAGTTGGTCCGTAGCCGTGCGGTTAGCGCCAAGGATTGCAGCGCCTTGATCTGCGCTTGCGCGTTGGTGGTGTCGCCGTAGGTGGCGCGGATCTTGTTGTAGGCATCGTCGCTGGTGACCTTGCCGTAGAAGCGGGCCACCATGGCAGCGCTACTGCTGAAGCACTCGCGGTAGCCCGTGCCTGAGCGGTTGTCGTTCTGTGCCTCATACGGGACGCGCAACAAAATGCCCTGCTGTTGCAGTTGCGGTGCGCCCTTCTGCCACAGTGCGCCTTCGGCCTTCCGGCGGCGCAGCAGGCCAGCCTCAACGGCACTGCCAGGGTTGCGGTAGAGCAGCAACGCAGCCGGTACAGCGCTCCAGTCCTTGTCACGCAGCGCTGAGCTGATGGTGTCAAACCCAGCGCTGCCGTAGAACCCAGTGCCGAGGTTGTAGGCGAAACTTACAAGTGCGCAGCGCTGCGGATCGCCCATGCTTGCCCAATGCGGGATTGTGCGCAGGCGGTCTGCGATGCGGTCCACCTCCAAGCGAAGCAGCATGTCAGCTTCGATGACGTTGATCTTGTCGCCGCGCTTGACCGGATCGCCGTTGCCGTAGCGCGTGGTTCCGTAACCGATCGTCCACGGATCGCCGCCGCTCAGCGGATCGGGGTAGGCGCTGAGGTGGCAGCCTTCAAACTCCTTGATGATCTGGATCGCATCAGCCAGGTCGGTCTGCTTGCCTGGGACGCTCCAGGTCTTGAACCATGGCTGGTCGCGGTTCAGCAGTTGCGGGGCGCGCTTGTTGATGGCGGCCTCGAGCTCGCTGATCGATGCCAGCTGGTGCGGCAGTCCCTTGAAGTACCGAAACAGGTCAATCAGCCGCAGTGGTTGCGTCATGGCCGTTGGATTTGCTGCGGCATGGACTGCCGGTAACTGAAGGCGCCCTTGATCTCAGACCAGATGATGGGGCTGAGCATTGCGGCCACAACGGCAAGGATCACGACTTGCCCCATGCGCGTCTCAAGGCGCCCAACACGGACGCCTAATCCGCTCCGCTCAGTCTTGTCGGAGATGGCGGCATCAAGCAGCTGCTTGAGTTGGCCTTCCAGTACGCCGATGGCGCGGAGGATCTCGCCGTGCGTTGGCTCAGTCACCGCTTGCGGGAGGCAATGCCACGCAATGCGCCGAGGATCAGCTGGGTCCAGCTGTTAGCGCGAATGCCAGGCACGATTGCCAGCAGTTCAGAGCCAGCCAGCAATGCCACGGCGATGCTGGTGATGTCTTCCGGTGTCATCGAAAGTTGTCAGCTGCCGACAGTCTAATTCTGGAGCGTGAGCGTGCTGGCCGCCAGGGAGAAGGTGCCGTTGCTGGTGGTGATGTTGCTGTTGAAGTCGTTGTAGGCAACCAGTTCATCAGCACTGCTGGCACCACCGCGGGATTTGTAGTACACCGCGCCGCGTGCGGTGATGGTGCTGCTGGTCCAAGAAACCGCTGCAAACTGAATGGTGACCTTGTCGTTGGCGGTGTCCTTGGTGACAGTGACAGGCACGCTGATGCCACCGGCGGTGTAGCCCGTGCCACTGACTTCATTGGTGACGCTGGAACGCTTGAGGTGCGTGTCTTTGTCTGGTGTGTAGCTGCTGGTGACCAGCATCACTTTGAAGCTGTCGGTGTCGAAATCGATGGCGTTGCGCGCCATGTCATCGATGCAGGAGTTGTAGACGAAGGAAGCCATCAGGGTGCAGGCGGCTGCGGCCAGGTGATGTCGAATGGATTGGCAGCATCGGCCAGATCGCGCAGGGCCTGGCGGTAGGTGGCCCAGGCGTCACGATCAGCGCCGAGGTCGTAGTCAGTAATCTGCGTCCAGTCGCAAGACTGCAGCAGCTCAATGCGCCGTTCGCGGATCCTGGCGTGCTGCGTTTGCAGCTCATCGAAGCTGTAGGGGCGCACGATGTACTCAAGCGCCTCACCGTCCCAGTCGATTGTTTCCAGCTTCGGGTTGCACTCGGGGCGCTCGTAAGGGCCGCTGTAACCGGCACGCTCCAGCTCGTCAGGCGTGAAGGTGGCGCGATCTGTGCGGGTGGTTCCGTCCGCAAAGCGGATGCGGTGCGGCAGGGGTGCTGGGGTGGCTTGGCGGTGGGAGTAGAGGGTGCTCATAATTTGTTGTCGTAGGCACTTAGAACGCGAGCGTTGGGTAGGTTGGTCGCGTAAGCGGAGCCGTAAATCCGAGCACTTGTGCTGTTATAGGGCACACAAAATACGCGGCCATCTGACAGCAACACGCCACCGGCAAATGCACTAGATCCTGGATAAGTGCCTGTTGGTGTTGTTAGTGTATCGGCAACTGGGTCATAGATACGTGCACTTGTATTGCTATGTGGCACGCAAAATACGCGACCATCAGGTAGCAACACGCCACCAATAAACGCAGCAGATCCTGGATAAGCCCCTGATGGTGTCGTCACTGTATCTGTGGTTGGATCATAGATACGTGCGCTTGTGCTGTCAATTGGCACGCAAAATACGCGGCCATCTGACAGCAACACGCCACCGGCAAATGCAATAGATCCTGGATAAGTGCCTGTTGGTGTTGTTAGTGTATTTGTGATTGGATCATAGATACGTGCGCTTGTGCTGTTATAGGGCACACAAAATACGCGGCCATCAGGTAGCAACACGCCACCATAAAACGCAGCAGATCCTGGATAAGCCCCTGATGGTGTCGTCACTGTATCTGTGGTTGGATCATAGATACGTGCGCTTGTGCTGTCAAATGGCACACAAAATACGCGGCCATCAGGTAGCAATACACCACCAATAAACGCACTAGATCCTGGATAAGTGCCTGCTGGTGTTGTGAGTGTATCTGTAACTGGGTCATAGATACGTGCACTTGTGCTGTTAAATGGCACGCAAAATACACGCCCATCAGGTAGCAATACTCCGCCAAAAAACGCCGCAGACCCTGCGTATGTGCCCGCTGGTGTTGTCAGTGCATCTGTAACTGGGTCATAGATACGTGCGCTTGTGCTGTTAATTGGCACGCAAAATACACGCCCATCAGGCAATAGCACGCCACCAACAAACGCACCAGACCCTGCGTATGTACCTGCTGGCGTTGTCAGTGTATCTGATACAACGCCGTAGTTGAACTTCCGATAGCTGCTGATGTTTCGATAGTTCAGCGGATACCATTCTGTCGATTTGCCGGGATAGGTTCCGGCTTGCAATTCATTTGTCACCTCTGGCAGCGTAAACATGCCGGGCGCGCGCAGCACCGTTGTTATACGTGCCGGTCCGATTAGCCCGCCATTCACTCCATTCATGAGATGTCCTCGTAGGAGATGACCAGCTCCAGGTCGCCAGCGGCGCTGGCCTGTGCGCGGAGGCTGTGGCCTTCCTCCAGGTAGATGTATGCCTCGCGGGTGACCAGCACCTGAGTGGCATCAGCTGGCACGCTGATTGTTTTGCCGATGGCGAAGCCGGTGGTGCCGTTGTAATGCTCCAGGCTGATGTCAGCTGCTGCGGTGCCATCCACGTTGGCGCAGTACACCGAGTTGACCTTCAGCACCTTGCCGCTGCTGGCGGCGTTGCTCAGCGCTGCAGCCATCGAGGTGGTGACGGCATAGCCCACGGTCTTGCCGACGACCGTCGTGACCGAGCTGCCTGATTTGATGTTTGGCGCTGCCATTGATCACCGCCAGGTGGTGTATTGATCTTCATTCCAGAATAGCGACGCCGCAAAGCCATCATCATCAGC